AAATGCTGAAAGATACTGGTATTAAGACTAAAATAATTAAGCAGTATTTGCCTGTTATGAATCAGCTAATAAATAAGTACTTGCAAGTTCTTGATTTCTATGCTAACTTTAATCTTAACGAAGAATTTGCAGAAACAATTAAGTCTCGCCATCGTGATGAATTTACATATGATTCATTTTCTGAAGGTGAGAAACAAAGAATCGATTTGGCTCTATTGTTTACATGGAGGCAAATTGCAAAGATGAAGAACTCAGTTTCAACTAATCTATTATTGTTAGATGAAACATTCGATTCTTCTCTTGACCATGATGGTGTAGACAATCTTATCAAGATTCTCTATACTTTAAGCGAAGACACAAACGTGTTTATTATTTCTCATAAAGGAGAAATTCTTGACGGTAGATTTGAAAACAAGATCGAATTTATTAAAGAAAAGAATTTCTCGAAGATAAAATAATGGAAGTATCAAAAGAAACTATATGGCATTTCACTTGCCAAAAATGTCTGGCTTGGTTTTCAATTGCTACAAGCGATAAATTCAATCCAATGACTCGTGAATTTTATTGTCCTTGGTGTGGCGAAAAAAGTAAATGCGAACCAAAAAAGTAGTTTACAAACATGGCAAAGTATGGTATAATAAACATATTAATTAAATCAAAAGAGGTATATTATGGAACTCAGCGAAAATACTCTTAATGTCCTAAAAAACTTTAGTGGCATTAACCCTAACATGATGATTCGTTCTGGTAAAACCATTAAAACTATTAGTGAAGCAAGAACAGTGTTATCCACTGCAGTGGTCGATGCTGACTTCCCTAAAGACTTTGGTATTTACGATTTGAACGAATTCATGGGCGTCCTACAACTAGTTGACACACCGAATCTTAAATTTGAAGATGACTATGTGATTGTTAACGATTCAACTGGACGTTCGAAGGTTAAGTACTTCTATTCATCAGAAGATACTTTAACAACACCACAAAAAGACATCACAATGCCAGAAGCAGATGTTAAATTCAAACTTGACAATGAAACATTGAATAAGCTCAAAAGAGCTGCTTCAACTCTCGGTCATAGTGAGATTTCTATTTCTGGTAAAGATGGCGTACTCAGTCTTTCTGTGGTTGATTCTCAAAACAAAACATCAAACGTTTTCTCTATCGATGTAGATGGTGAATTTGATAATGATGCTACGTTTAATTTTATCCTGAGTACAAACAACTTGAAAATTCTACCCGGTGATTACGAGGTAGAAATTTCACGTAAGTTAATCTCGCAATTCAAACATACTAGTCTAGACGTAAAGTATTGGATTGCACTTGAAAAAACATCTACCTTCGGAGTGTAATAATGTCAGAAACTACAACCCAGCTACGTGAAGTATCTAATCGTACTGCACGTTCAATGATTGCCGTTATCGATGCAATGACGCAACGTGGCGCAATCAAAGGTGAAGAACTATCCACCATCGGTGGTCTTCGTGATCAGGCAATTCAGATTATTCAGCTTTGCGAGCAACTTGAACAAGAGTTAGCAATGGAAGAAGCTGAAGCTGAATCTGATGGTGAGTAAGGGTCGTTACTTAATAAACGCGCGAGGAGCCACGGTTAGCTCCTCACCTTTTTTATATTATGGAGTAAGTGAATGTCAAATGAATTTCTATGGGTCGAGAAGTATCGACCTCAACAAGTAGCCGATTGTGTCTTACCTGATCAACTGAAAGAAACTTTTCAAAAGATCGTAGACTCAGGCGACCTTCCTAATATGCTGTTCAGTGGTACGGCTGGTACCGGTAAGACTACCGTTGCCAAAGCGCTATGTAATCAGATGAACCTTGATTGGATTATGATCAACGGTTCAGAAGATGGCAATATCGACACCCTGCGTGGTAAGATCAAACAGTTTGCTTCTACCATCTCTTTACAAGGTGGCGTCAAAGTTGTTATACTTGACGAGGCTGACTATCTGAATCCACAGTCAACGCAACCGGCACTTCGTGGTTTTATCGAAGAGTTTTCTAACAACTGCCGGTTTATCCTCACATGTAATTTTAAGAATCGAATTATTGAACCGTTACATTCTCGTTGCGGTGTATACGAGTTCAATACATCTAAGAAAGACACTGCAGTTTTAATGCAGCAGATGTTCGAACGATTCTGTACAATACTCGACCAAGAGGAGATAAAGTATGTTAAAAAAGATCTACTCCCTATTATATCAAAGCATGGTCCGGATTGGCGAAGATGCCTCAACGAGCTTCAGCGGGTTGCTGTACTGGGCTTTAACGATGTTCGTTGCTTGGATTTTAGTGTTGGAACCTTTGATCAGTTATTTGCGATCTTAAAGGCAAAAGACTTCAAGGAAATGCGAAAGTGGGTTGTCAACAATATAGATACAGATGTACCTGCAATCTTTCGTGGTTTATATGATCGAATGTATGATCGTGTTGAACCACAGTCAATACCACAACTTGTATTGATTCTTGCAGACTATCAATATAAGAATGCGTTTGTGGCTGACCATGAATTAAATGTAGTCGCTTGTTTAACGGAGGTAATGGCAAATGTCAAGTTCAATTAAACTTACACTATATACTCAACCCCTTTGTGATTTTTGCGATATCATGAAGATGAAGTTAAAAGAATGGGGATATGATTTCGATGTTATCGATATCAAAGGCAATCCTCAAGCTTTAGCATTTCTCAGACTTGAAGGTCATAAAACAGTGCCACAGCTGTATTATAAAAAAACACATATCAATAAAGTTGATACTCTTAATTTTACAAAAGAGATATTAGAAGAAGCAATTGACCCTGACAATTTTATTGGTGGCGTGGAGAACTGGCGATGAATCCATTTACATATGTCAATGAAATTACAAACGGCAAAAAGAATATCATGGTTGATGATATCGCCGAAAAAGCGTACAATCCTTTTATGGTAAACCGTGGATTATCTTACTTCCATGATACTGTATTGATGGCAAATGAAATGAATCGTTACCACCAGATCGATAAACGTTTACAATTCGATTTTCTTATAAATATTGTTAGGAAAAAGAAAAGATTTTCCAAATGGTTAAAAACAGAAGAAAACTCTGAGATTGAAGTGATCAAGGAATATTATGGCTACAGTAATGAGAAAGCCCGCCAAATCCACTCCCTTCTATCTTCAGATCAAATTAATGAATTAAAGAAGAAGGTTTACAAAGGTGGAAAAAGATAATAACATTGTTGAATGGACACCCGCCTCAATGCTTGAGGTGACTTTGAATGAGCCTGATGATTTCCTTAAAGTAAGGGAAACACTGACTCGGATAGGCGTGGCATCACGTAAAGACAATACACTCTTTCAGTCATGCCATATTCTCCACAAACAAGGACGATACTTTATCGTTCATTTCAAAGAGCTCTTTTTACTTGATGGAAAGAAATCTAACTTAGAAGAAAATGATGTTGCAAGACGTAATACAATTGCTACACTCATGAGTGATTGGGGATTAGTATCGATTGAAGATAAAAACCAAGCACAACCACTGGCACCGCTAAGGCAGATTAAAATTATTCCATTTAAAGAAAAGAACAACTGGACATTACAACCGAAATATAATATTGGAACTAAATGAATTTAAATTATAATGGATGGGAACGCGATTACTTCAATCATCAAGCTGAATATAAAAAGATGTTTGATGATTGTATGTCCCTAGGCGAACAAGACGTTGATGTAAGTTTTTTAGATAATAAGATTGCTCAAATAGCAAATCGAAGCTATGCTGTCAGTGTAGCAAATGCGACTGATGGTTTACTCTTTGCTCTTCAAGCTTATGGGGTTGGCCCGGGTGACGAAGTTCTTGTACCAAGTTTTGGATGGATCTCATCTGCATCAGCTGTAAATATGGCTGGAGCAGAACCAGTCTTTTGCGATATTGATATTGACTCATATCAAATAACTCTTGATAGTATGAAGAAAATGACTGGTCCTCGAACAAAGGCAGTCATATATCCATGTTTATTTGGCGCAATGTGGCCAGAAATATTTGATGCAGTCAATTGGTGTAAAGAGCAGGATATTATTTTTATTGAAGATTCTGCACAAGCACTAGGCACAGAATTAAATGGTGTTAAGGCTGGATCAATTGGTGATGTAAGTGTTTATTCATTCAATGATAATAAAGTAATTGCTGGCATTAACGGTGGCGGAGCCGTTATGACAAATTCAAAGATTGCTTATAAGCATATTGAAAAATTAGCATACCACGGTAGAAGCCGTACAAATTCAGATGTTAAGTATCTTGGTCGTAATTCAAAAATGTATTTGTTCAATGCTAAAGTAATTGAATATCGTTTGGCATCAATGGACAAATGGCAAAAGAGGAGACAAGATATTGCTCGATATTATTTTGATAATATTATTGACGGGAATGATCTTTTAGTAATGACGTCAAACACATTGTATCGATATAAACTAAATCATAATTATCATAAGTTTACTGTAAGATTTAGATCTAAGCATTTAAGAGATTTTGTGAAAAAACACACTGGCGCGAATATTCACTACGATAGACCGCTGCCTTTGATGGAATATTATAGGAAGAATAAGAGAGATTCCACTTCAGTAGCTGAAGAAGTTTCAGGTACTATCATGACACTTCCATGCCATGCATGGTTGTCAGATGATGAAGTAGAAAATATATGCGATTTTTTTGACCACGCTTTGTGGAGATCGTATATATAGTAATGAACGCCGTAACTGGGTTCATAATTAACCTTGCTAGTCAATAGGAGGAACATATGACTGGAACATTCGCATTTCCGCGAAACGCCTTTTTGGGTTTCGACCACATCTTCGATCAGCTGGACAACATTCACAGCCACGCGAAGGATACCTATCCACCACATAACGTAGTCAAAGCCGAAGAGATGAAATACACTCTCGAGATCGCTGTGGCTGGATTCAAACGAGAACATATTGATATCGAAGTCAAAG